AAGAGACTATTCATGAATGCTGTAACTGTTCGTGTCTCGAGTGAAATACCTCAAGAAACTTACAGGAAAATAATCGGAGTACAACAGGCAGTTATACGAGTTACAACTACGCCTGACGGCCCATCTCAAATTACTGAGACCTTTACAATAACTGAATAATCTGGAACCTCCCGAAAAAACTAACTAACCAAGGAGTCTAAATGACTGTGTACAACCACCCTGGAGTTTATATTAATGAACTCCCATTAGCGGTAACCACCAATGCATTTGGCTATTCAGCCATTGCTTCCGGTGCTATCGTGGCCCAATTTATAAAGGGCCCAACCACAATTACCCGAGTTACTTCTTACTCTCAGTTTGAAGATAAGTTTGGTAGCCTAAATGGTAGCTATCCTGCTACCTACAGCGTAAAGATGTTCTTCAATAATGGTGGAACAGACCTTTACGTTCGTCGTGTAGTTGCAGCAGATGCTCCTCAGGCAACTGTTGATATTTACGATACCGCTTCAACTCCTGTAAAAGTTGCTGCTATCCGTGCTAAGTACAAGGGTAATGACAGCATCAAGCTACGTGTTAAAATAGATAACAAAGTTACTATTAATGGAAAAGACTACTACGATTTCCACGTATACTTTGATGATGGCGACAGCGACTACGTTGGTGGCACATTCACTACAAGTAGAGCGTCTCTAAACACAGAAATTGAACGTTTTAACGCAGTTAGCTTTGACCAACCAGACTCTAGCAATTACATTAAGACTGTGCTTCAGTTGTCCTCAAATCAGGTTGAAGTTAATGGTTCTGTAACAGTTCCTACCGCAGCTGTTAACTCTGCTTACTACCCGCTAACAGGAACAGAAAGTACTACAGCACTTACTAAGTTTGACTACACTGGTGACTTGGCTAGTACCCCACTAGGTACTGTTGCGTCATACTCTGTATTTAACAGTTACAATGTTGTAGACTGCCCTCTTGTATTCTTTGCTCCGGACGTAACTAAGTTCTTGAGTTCTTCGGATTCTCAGGCTGTATTTAATGCTTTGATTGCATGGTCTGAAGTAAACACAAGTCGCTTTGTTGTCCTTGACACGCCAGTAGACTTGAGCGTTACTTCTGCTGGAACATTTGCTAGCGGTTTGACTATTTCAAGTCGTGCAGCAGTGTACTACCCACACGTCTTCATTAAGGACACCTCAATCAGCGGAAGCCCACTTCGTAAGATTGGTCCAGCTGGTGCTGTTGCAGGTCTTTACTTGTTTAACGACCGCAAGTCCGGTCCGTACAAGACTCCTGCTGGTATTGGAGCTAAGATTCAAGACGCTCTTGCTATTGAAAAGCTGCTTACAAATGATGACCTAGATACTCTAAACAACTCTACTTACCCATTGAACGCTATTCGTAACGTTCCTGGTGCTGGAATTGTTGTAATGGGTGGACGTACTCTAAAGCAGGATGGAACAGCAAACCGTTACATTTCAATGCGCCGTTCTTTGACTTACATTGAAAAGAGTTTGTCAGACCTTACTCAGTTTGCTGTGTTTGAAAGCAACAGCGAGGTTCTGTGGTCCCGTATCACAACTACCCTCTCTGCATTCTTAAACACATACCGCAATCAAGGTGGTCTTCGTGGTGCTACGCCTCAAGACGCTTTCTTTGTAACTTGTGATGCAAACAACAACTCAGCTCAATCAATTGCTAACGGAATTGTTAACGTTGATGTTGGTGTTGCTCTTGAGTACCCAGGTGAGTTTGTAATCATCAACCTAAGCCAAATCGTCGGCCAGTAATCTAAGGAGAAAATAAACCATGGCTACAGTAATAAATAACCGCTCCACGCTTGAGACTGACCCAATCAGAAACTTTAGGTTTCTGGTTACCTTCAAGCCGCTAAACTCTGGCGATGCTACCTGGCTTCCAGGTGGTGCACAGAAAGTAACTGTTGGATTCACTTCGGTTTCGGGACTAGCAGTAACTACTGACTCAATCCCTTACCGTGAAGGTGGCTACAACACCACTGTTCACCAGATTCCTGGACAGACAACTTTTGCCCCTATCTCACTACAGCGTGGTGTCGTTCTTGGCACTAAGCAGCACTGGGACTGGATGCGTCAATTGTTTGCAACAGTACAGGGTGGAACAAACCGTGCAAACCAGGCAACTAACTTCCGTTGCGACGTTGAGATTGCAGTGCTATCGCACCCAATCGCAGGTTCAGGTGGAACTACCGAGCTAACCGGTGCTAACTACACTGACCACGTCTCAATGCGTTTCCAGGTTTACAACGCTTGGCCAACCAACGTTGCATACTCTGACCTAAACGCAGGTGACAACGCTATCTTCGTAGAGCAGATGACTCTAGTACACGAAGGTTTCGATGTTAACTGGGCAACAGACCTAACCGCTAACGGTTCAGCAAAGCCATTTGCTAACTAATTAAAACTAAAACAGGAGAATAAATCGTGAATGAAAAAGTAACAGCCGCTAACCCAGATTTGCTAAATCAACTTGCTAATCAGGCAATGGCTGAAGGACAACAACAAGAAGTAGTCTTTTCTGAGATTACCTACCCATCAGAGTCTTTGGTGCTCCTTCCTGGCGGATATGTAAATTCCGCTAGGGAGGTCATCAAGACTGCTGAGGTTCGTGAACTAACTGGTAAAGACGAAGAGTACATAGGTAAAGCACCAACTCTAGCCAAGGCCTTTAATGGTCTTTTAGAAAGAGCAGTGGTGTCTTTGGGCGATGAACCAATTACCCCAGAGATTGTAGACCAGTTACTTATTGGAGACCGTGATGCTTTGCTTCTAGGTATCTACAAAGTAACGTTTGGTAGTTCTGCTGAGCTACAGGGATTCTGCAATAGGTGTGATTCTTATCAAGAGGTTGAAATTGACGTAGATGAAGACATTAAAGTAGTTACGCTAAAGAACCCTATTGATGACCGTAGCTTTACTGTTCAAGGTAAAAAGCACAAGTACCTTGTTGCATTACCTACAGGAACTACCCAAAAAACTTTGTTAAATAACTCGGATAAAACTGTTCCTGAGTTGACCACACTGCTTCTTGAACAAACAGTTCTTGAAATAGATGGAAACCCAGTTCTTAGCAAAATTCAGGCTCAGAATATTGGTTTGGCTGACCGTCGTAAGATTGGCGAAGAACTGGCCAAGCGTGCACCTGGACCAAAGTTTGACAATATTGAAGTAGACTGCCCAGACTGTGAAGGAAAGGTAGTGGTCCCAATTAGTATTGGGGCATTATTTCGCTTCTAAAGTTTCTGGATACAGAACGCTTCTAGAAGAGTGGTCTCTTATATCTATCTCGTTTACTGGTTGGACGTTAGACGAGATAAAAAGTATAAGCCCCCGAGAAAGAACTAACTGGTTAGAAATGGCCAGCTTTTTTGGAAAAGTAAACAGAAAGTAACCCATGGCAGACAAAAAAGACCTTACCGGTAAAGACTTAGCCAAAAATCTCAGCTCTTCTAAGAAAGATGCTGCGGAAGTAGCTAAGTCTGCCAAGTCTATTGAAAATAGTCTTGTTTCAGCTGCTAAAGCTATTGCTGGAGCGTTTGGTAAGGGTGGGTTTGTTGCAGGTAAAATGGGGGGGAACAATAACGGCGGCAATAACGGCGGAGGTATGCCTGGCCCGGGGGACATGCAAAACAACAGCCTTATGCGTCCAGGTGTTGGTTTAACAGACTTTACTAACTTTGCTTCTGGAATGGCCAGAGGCATAGGAAACTTCTTACCTGATGTTTCCTCAACTATTCAACGTGCGGGGACGTATTACAACGCCACTATTATGGGTGGGTATAGAGGTTCTAAAAGAATTTCTAGGGGAGAAGTAGAAGACCGAACTTTTGGTGTCCTATCTTCTATGGGCGGTGTAACAAGTGCTGGTTCAAGCGCAAACGTCGCTAATATTTTTTCTAGCCAGGGTATGGTTGCAAGTAGCGATACTTACATGCAAAATACTCGTGCAGTAGGTAATGCTGCTAGATACCTAAACATGTCTAACGAAAAAGCTGCTACAGCTATTGGTGGACTAGGTACTGGAGCAAGTTCCGCTAATATTATGAGGAACTTTGGTATTTACACCACTGACCCAATAACTGGTAAAGAACGAAGCATGACTCAAATATTTGAAGACTTGGCGGGCAGGTTTACTAGACCAGGCGCTAACGCTTCTGCAGAAGATGTTCAGAACTCTATTCGTAAAGGTGCTCTTGGAGCAAACATTGCTGCTTCTGGACTAAGTGCCGACCAGCAAATTCTGTTTAAGCAGTACATGATTGACCGTGCTAGTGGTAGCAAAATGGATTTGAGCAGTCAGTCTGCTATGGATAACCTAATGGGTAAGGCAGGAAAAATAGGAAACGGTAATCCGCTAAACTCTTTAATGGACCTCGAAACTTCTGGTGAAGAGGCAATGAAAGGTGCTACGCCTTCGTATATTGCCGGACTTGAGGGTGCAACAGTTTCTCTAAAAGGTCTAGATGTAGTTGCTGCTGGATTAGCAAAAACTATTGGTGCTGTTACTTCCGGCCTTCAAATAGCTTTAGGTGCTAGAACTACCCAGGGTCTTATGACTATGGCGAACTCAAGCTTAAACTTAATTAGCTCTGGTATGGAGGCAGTTATGTCTGCTGACCCTACTGGCATGTCTAGAGCTGCTGCGGGTGGGGCAGCAATACTTACCGGGCAAATAGGGCTAGGGACTACTGGTTTAATGACTGCCGCGGGGGCGGTAACAGGTGTTGTACAAGGTGGAGGAGATACTAGCAACACAAACCCTCTGGCTGAGTTAAACAATATGAGTTTTAGCCTTGGCGGAGATGAGAAAGTTAGCATCGGGCAGCCAATAGAAGGCAAACTAGAAGTAACTAAAGGGTTTAATGAAACGGTTACATTTGGTCAACAAAAAGGCCAACCACATTCAGGTATTGACTATGCTGCCACAACTAGCACAAAAGTGTATGCGGTTGCTGATGGAAAAGTTAATAATTTAGTAAAAGATAACCGTGGTAGTAAAACTGGAAATGGAAACTTTGTAGAGCTTGACCACGGTATTGGTAAAAACAAACTAACTCTTTATAGTCTTTACAAGCATTTGAGTAAAGTAAACCCAGCCCTTAAAAAAGACATGGAAGTCAAAAAAGGAACTTGGTTAGGAAATGCTGGTTCTAC